ACAAAGAATCCCGCTACCAGCGCAAACACTATTAATGCTAGCCAGCTAGAGACTACATCAACTGTACGAGATACCAATTTCACTATCCCAGACCATCCAGTGCTACCAGCAGCACGATAACCGCGATAGCTCCGATAGTTCCGGGTGCCTGTAATTCTGTCCAAACTGTCCAATCTATCCATTTCAATTACTCCTATTGTGCGTAGCGCTGCTATTCAACCTTACTAATCAAACCATTGACCATCGTAACCTGAGCGAAGAATTCACGTCCACCAAGTCCGGTAATCTGTGGTCGATTAGAGCATACAAACTTACCATTCTCTTTATATTCTGCACCAAACATACTAGTCTCTTGATAGCGCAATGGCTTACCAATGCACTCTTTCAGTTCCTTTTTAGACTTATAGCCTTTTGCTATTAACATGGTTAGTTACTCCTAATAATATTTCAATTTAGTAGGACTGTTAGACGCCGTACTGATTGCTTTACGTAGCTCTACTACCGCTGATTCAAAACGATGAGCATCTACCAACTTACGGCCCCGCTGTACTCGTTTAAGCGCTTGGTGTAGTTCTCTACGTTCTTTACGTGAGTCCACCATATACCGGCCATTGTGCGAGATTATTAACATGCCTATCTACTCCTATTCTGTCGATATTAATGGGTGTCTTAGCCTCAGTCCAAACTATCGTATGCCTCCTCTATATCTAGCTCATAGGCACAATATTCAATCAATTTAATGTGATTAACACTATTAAGCGCTAGTGATATTGCATCCGTTGGGGCTACCTCAACATAAGGTATTAACGCACTCTTAGCCGCCTTAGTGGTTATCTCACCTTGGTCGATCAGTACCGCGATGGCCTGACGTTTAGACGTGGCATAGCAGATAGAGTAGACAGTATTGCTTTTAGCTGACGCGCGGAATCGGTAGAGTTTGGTAGCTTGGTTAGTCATGGTGTAACTCCTAGTGAGTGAGTGATACTTCAAAGTCAGGTCGCCGAAAGACATAGCAACCCTTACCCTCAATTACATACGCTTTCGGTATCTGAGTCAACAACTATTAATCACCTGGGCGAAAAAGGGACAAATAGAGACACCCGTATTGTACCAGACTGTAACTAACTGTTAATATCCGGCCACTGGCGATGAATGGTAGCGCGAATGCTAATAAGAACTATTCCTATTAAGATGTAGGGGGAGGGACCTTTTTTGGATATTGATCGAATCTTATTCTATTAGTAACGTCCTAATTTTCCTAAACTTTTCCACAACACACTAATTAGTCTTCGGTGTTATTAGTCTTCGGCGCGCATAATAGTCTCAATTCCCACTACTTGACATTCCACCTTCACTATGCTACCATCACACATAGATTGGGTAAAAGGTATAAACATGAACGACACAGAAGCAAGAGCACTATCGCTATTAGGAGACGGTTATTCAGCAGAAGTGGTGGCTAAGGCCATCGGGGTCACGCCCGCCAGAATAAGCCAGATGCTTAGTAACGATGAATTTAAAGAACTGGTAGCGGAGTTACGGTTCGAAAATTTACAGCTTCAAACTACTAGGGACAAGCGACTGGATACGCTGGAAGATAAGACTCTGGATAAGCTAGAGAAGTATCTACCGCTAATCACCAGACCTATGGAGCTAATTAAAGCGTTCCAGACTCTTAATAGCGCAAAGCGTAGGGGATCTCCAGCGGAAGCAGGAGCCACACTAATTAACCAAACTGTAGTTAACCTTACAATACCTAGCGCAATCATAAATAAATACAAGGCCGACGCGAACGGTCAGGTAATAGAAGTTAATGATATGCCATTCATCAGTGCGCCATCATCACTATTACCTACTCTAATCAAGCGAGAACAGCAACATGAAGAACCAGAAAGAATCCCAACCACAGTCCCAGAGATTAACATCCAAGTTAGTAGAGCGGGACCAGGAGTNTGCGCGGAAGATTTGTAATTCCATTCTAGATACCATAAAACATAATAGGGAAGCCAAGACTAATGGAATCACCAGAATCTATTTCGACAGAGCAAGATAAGCTAACCAGTGCGGCATTCGATGCTGAATTAGTAATCAAATTAGCTAAGCAGGAGCCAGACTATCTCTCAGCGTTAGCAATGCCGGATGTATGGGAATTTGAATGGCCGGCCGTCTTTCTCTCTATTTGGGCATGGGTTACTCAACGTCTCGACTTGCCAAGGAATTTCAGTAAGTTAGCTGTCGGATTGCCGCGTGGCTTCGGTAAAACAACGATGGTTAAATTATTGATACTCTATATCATACTGTTCACTAAGCGGCAATTCATACTAATACTGTCGAACAACGCAGGGCTCGCCAATAACATAATAGCGGACGTCGCTGATATGCTTGATGAACCTAACATCAAAGCGTTATTTGGAGATTGGACGCTAGGAAGAGAAACAGATACGCTAGCTCTAAAGAAGTTTGGATACAGAGGTAGGAACATAATACTGGCTGGGCTTGGTGCCGGTGGTAGCGTCCGTGGTCTTAATATCAAGAATGCTAGGCCAGACTGTATCATATTTGAGGATGTGCAATCAAGGGAAGATGCAGATAGCCAAGTCATTAGTCAGGGGCTATATCGCTGGATGATGGGCACAGCTATGAAAGCAAAGTCGCCGAAAGGTTGCTTATTTCTGTTCATCGCTAATATGTACCCCACACCTCACTCAATTCTCAAGAAGCTCAAAGCTAACTATACATGGGAGAAGTACATTGCCGGTGGAATATTGCGTGATCCTAATACTGGTGAACTCTCTTCACTGTGGGAACAGCTGCAGCCGTTACAACAGCTATTAACCGAATTTGCTGGTGACTTGGAAGCAGGTACTCCGGAGATATTCTATTCGGAAGTAATGAATGATGGAAATGCATCGGTAAATAGCGCGATAGATATTAGCAAGATTCCAGAGTTTCCATACGACGATACCGATATCCATGCCGGTAGCTTTGTGGTAATTGACCCGGCCACCGATAAAGCTAATAGTGACTTTGTAAGTATCTCATATAATCAAGTACATGACGGCAAAGGAGTAGTGTGGGATCTAGTTGAGGATCGCCTGTCGCCGGGTAACACTATTAGGACNGCNCTTAACTTCTGCTTCAAGTANAATTGTAGACTCATAATAGTGGAAGGGAACGCCTACCAGTCCACNCTCTGTTATTGGTTTGANTTCATAATGGCGCAGATGGGAGTACAAGGGATTACAGTAGTAGATATATACTCCGGTAAGAACTCGAAGAANTCCAGAATTCTCACTATGTTCAAGCAACTGACAGCAGGGGAAATCTATTTGCATCCCCGTGTTAGGGCAGCAGTCTACAATCAAATCACTTCATTTAATCCACTTAAAACTGATAACGTAGACGGTATATTGGATTGCATTACTTACATACCAAGGGTATTAACAGAGTATGCACAATACCTACTTACCGGCTCGATAATAGAACAGCAAATGCAGGAAGTGGAAGATAGCCACAAGTACACCGAATTAGAGAATAGCCCATTTTAAGGAACTCACATGGCCGCAACTGCCGCTAATTTCCGTCCACCTGTTAAGGTGCAGCAAAAGCTCATTGAATATTACCATCATTGCAACTATCTATTTGCGTCCCGCTACAATATAAGGGGGCAGCTATTAGAGATTGATCGTGGCTACATGCGTGAAGTAGATTTCACGAAAGAACAAGAGAAAGCCAAGAGAGCTAACAGAGCTGGAGATACTACGAAGTTCCAGAATATCGTGGTGCCAGTTGTATTGCCGCAAGTTGAAGCGGCCGTTACCTACCAAACATCAGTATTTCTACAGGGCTACCCAATATTCGGAGTGGTATCAGATCCATCTAATTCCGAAGCAGCGCTGCAAATGGATACTATTATTGGTGAGCAACAGACTAAAGGAGGATGGGTAGCTGAGTATCAGAAAGCCTTCAGGAATGGATTCAAATATAATTTACTCGCTACAGAAGTAGACTGGAAGCAGGAAGTAACGTTTGCAGTGGAGTCCTCCGAGCTAACTACCGATGCAAAGCTTAAGGAGATCATCTGGTCAGGCAATCAAGTAAAGAACCTTGATCTATATAACACATTCTTCGACCCTAGAGTGCCGCCTAGTAAGGTATCCACTAGGGGAGAGTTTGTAGGATATAACGAGCTGATGGGAAGAGTCGCATTTATTCAATTCTTCAACTCGCTACCGGATGCATTTAATTTATACGCTGCACTACATTCCAACATTGGCCAGTCGTTCAATGGTAGTAGGGCAGGCGGAGAATACTATTTTCCCGAAATTAATCCGGGCGCTCTTATCCGGCCAGATTCAATGGCTACCAACGTATGGGCTACCTTTGGAGGACTCAGGGAGTCGAGTCGCTCTACTAGGGAGAGATTCTTATCTGGGATGTATCAAGTAAGCCACATGTACGCCAAGATCATTCCAGCTGACTTTGACATAACTGGAGTGCCCGGTGTTAACATTCCACAGAACTGGAAGCTCACGGTAGTTAATGGCTCAGTAATAGTGGCGGTTGAGCGATTAACTAATGCGCACGGATACTTGCCAATTCTAATGGCGCAACCGTATGATGACGGATTGGGTTATCAGACGAAGAGCTTAGCAGTCAACGTCATGCCCATACAGGAAATAACTACTGCATTTGCTAACAGCAGCATTGCTAGTCGCCGCCGTGCTATTGCCGATCGCTTACTGTATGACCCTTCACGTATTTCCACAGCCGCTATTAATAACGACAATCCTAGTAGCCGCATCGCTGTTAAGCCATCCGCGTTCGGTACGGAGATATCAGCGGCAGTACATCAGTTACCATTCAGGGATGATATATTCCAGATTAATGCATCTGAAGTACAGCAGTATTTAGGAATGGCGAATCTAATAACTGGCTCTAATCCAGCACGTCAGGGTCAGTTCGTCAAAGGTAATAAGACTCGTACAGAATACGTGGACATACAAAGTAACAGTAACGGTAGAGATCAAACCGTAGCTATGTCACTCGAAGCTAGTTTGTTCGTTCCTACTAAGGAGATAATTAAGGCAAACATCCTGCAGTTTCAGGGTGGAGTATCTCTGTACAATCGAGAGGTACAAGCTCCAGTAACAGTGAAGCCTGATACTTTGCGCAATGCAATGTTAGTGTTCAAGATATCAGATGGTCTCACTCCTGGCGAGAAGCTTATGGATGGAGAATCGTTAGCAGTGGCATTCCAAACAATGCAGGCCGTGCCCCAGTTACAGCAAGGCTACAATATGCCGCAATTGTTTAGCTATCTCATGAAGTCACGGGGTGCCAGACTACAACCATTCGAGAAGCCTCCAGAGCAGCTAGCTTACGAACAGGCTATGGCGCAGTGGCAGCAAGTAATGACAATGTTAGCTCAGCCCCTCGCTGGTATCAAAGATATAACTAAGGAGATGATTGACCAGATCATGCAGCAATTACCGCCGCAGCCATTACCGGAACAGTTCGGCTGGAATCCTAAGGAAGGAACACAGCAGCCTAATACCACTAGCATTCTCCAACAAGTCACACAAACTATGGGCGTCACTGGTGGGGAGAATGAGTAATGGACATATCTGGAGTAGTTAAAGCACTTCTTAGTCCATCTTCAAAAGGGCAGGTCGAGAAAGGTAATATCGATATATTCGACCGCCCCCGTGTCACTAACAAGGATGGTTCTGTGTCAACAGTACGTACTATTTCTATCGGAGTTGATGGGAAAGAAGTGTTAATTCCTACCGTGGTTGGCAACAAGGTGCTTAGTGACGAGGATGCTATTAAGGAGTTCGAGCGCACAGGTAAGCATCTCGGTAAGTTTGCTACTCCAGAAGCCGC